AAGCTGCACGAATCCGTGCTTAATACGATCCCCAAGCCGACGGGCTGGCGCATGGCCATCCTGCCGTACAGAGGGGCAGAGAAAACCAAAGGCGGCATTGTTTTGGCTGAGGAGACTCAGCGCAAAACCCAGTTGGGCACTGTGTGCGGATACGTCTTGCGCATGGGCGATCTGGCGTATGCCGATGAGGGCAAGTTCCCGTCCGGGCCGTGGTGCAAGGAAGGGGATTGGATCATCTTCGGCAGGTACGCTGGGGCTCGCATTCCTATTGATGGCGGCGAGATTCGCTTGATTAACGATGACGAAGTCCTTGGGGTGGTTAACGACCCTGAAGACGTCCTGCACATGTAAGGAGAGCAATGTGAGTGACCAGACTGAGATGGAGTTTAAGATTGGTGAAGACGAGCAGCCCGCTGCCGTCCAGATTGGCGAAGACGGTAAAGCCGAGGTACTCGGACGGGAGCAGCCGCCAGCGGTCGCTACTTCCGCAGGCGCAGAAGGTTCTGCAGACCACCGCAGCGAAGTGGACGATTACAGCGAAAACGTCAAGAAACGAATTGACAAGCTGACTGCCCGCCTGCGTGAGACCCAGCGTCGGGAACAGGCCGCCTTGGAGTACGCACGCAACGTGCAGGCACGTGCGCAGCAGCTTGAGCACCAGTACCTGAACAGCGACCAGCAGCGCGTTGTTGAGGCACAGAGCCGAATCGAAACCCAAGAGGTTGCACTCAAGCAGATTATCCGCAAGGCCCGTGAAGAGGGCGACGTAGATACTGAAACTGAGGCGATGAAGCGGTTGACGATGCTCACTAATGAGCAAAGTTCTATTCAAGCCCAGACTGTCCAGCAACAGGCTTACGCGCAGCAGCTTGCGGCCCAACAGGCGGCTGCCGCCCAGGCTCCGGCTTATCAACAGCAGCCGAGGCAAATTGATCCGCGAGTAGAAGATTGGGCCGAGCGTAATCCCTGGTACGGCCGGGATACAGCAATGACCCATGCCGCTTGGGGCATCCACAAGCAGCTTATTCAAGCTGAGGGGTTTGACGCCAGTTCAGACGAGTATTACCATGAACTAGATCGCAGAATTCGCGAGACTTTTCCTCAAAAGTTTCAAGATAATGCGCCCACACAGAACAGACCACAGCGAAACGTGCAGGCTGTGGCCCCTGCTTCCCGGTCTTCCGGAATTTCCAATGCACGCCGCACTGTCCGCCTGTCCCCTAGTCAGGTGGCGATTGCCAAGAAACTGGGCGTTCCGCTTGAGGAATACGCCAAGTACGTGAAGGAGTAAGTACCATGAACGACATTCCGATTCCCGCAATCAATCGCACGACTCGCGAGGCCGAATCTCGCTCAAAGAATGCGCGTCGTAAGCCATGGACTCCGCCCTCGCGACTTGATGCTCCTCCGGCTCCTCCTGGATACAAGCACCGTTGGATTCGGGCACAGGCAGGTAACATGGACGACCGTACGAACATCTCTGGAAAACTCCGCGAGGGGTATGAGCTTGTTCGTGGGGACGAGTACCCTGATTACCACGTGCCGACGGTTGAGGATGGACGACATGCTGGCGTGATCAGCGTGGGCGGCCTCGTGCTTGCACGCATTCCTTTGGAGACGGTTGAGGAGCGTAATGCGCATTACCGAGATCGTGCTAACGACCAACTTCAGGCTGCTGACAATGAACTGATGAAGGCCAATGCTCATTCGAGTATGGTCATCGATCGGCCGTCGCGTAAATCGCGCGTGTCGTTCGGCGGTTCAAAGGGCGGCTAATCCGACTTTTATTGAAGGAACCATCAAATGGCAAACGCAAACAAGCCCTTTGGTCTGCGTCCCCTCGGCAATCTGTCTGCTACCGGCTCCCAAAAGCAGTTCGGTTATCAGATCGCTGACACGCAGGCTGGAGCCATTTTTCAAGGTGACCTCGTTACCCTGAAGGACGGCTACATTCTGAAGTTTGACCCCGCTACGCACACCGCCGCTGTTGGTGTGTTCAACGGCTGCAACTACATCGATCCGTCGAGTGGCAAGCCGACTTGGAAGAACTACTACCCTGGTTCTGTCAATATCACCTCGGGCACTATCCAGGCCGACGTGATCGATGATCCGTCTCAGCTGTTCATCATTCAAGCTGATGAGGACGTCATTCAGGGCGACTTCGGTAAGAATGCTGACGTGACTGCTTCCACCACTGGTAGCACCACCAACGGCATGTCCAACATGACCCTGGATTCGTCCACCATCGCCACCACCGCCGCCCTGAATCTGAAGCTGGTCGGTAAGTGGGATGTCCCCGGTAACAGCCTCGCTGAAAACTACACCGTGGTTGTCGTCAAGATCAACGAGCACCTGTACGGCAGTGCCGGTGTTGCTGGTCAGTAAAGGAGCTAAGACATGGCAATTTCCCGCGCACAACTGGTCAAGGAACTTGAGCCCGGTCTGAACGCTCTGTTCGGTCTGGAGTACAAGAACTACGAAAACGAGCACGAGCAGATCTACACCATGGAAACTTCGGACCGCGCGTTCGAGGAAGAAGTGATGGAGTCGGGCTTTGCTGAGGCCCCGGTCAAGAGCGAAGGTTCTGGCGTCGCTTATGATCAGGCCCAAGAGGTCTACACCGCTCGCTACACCCACGAGACCATCGCCCTGGCGTTCTCGCTGACCGAAGAAGCCGTGGAGGACAACCTCTACGACCGTCTGTCGGCCCGCTACACCAAGGCCCTGGCCCGTTCGATGGCTCAAACCAAGCAGATCAAGGCCGCGGCCGTTCTGAATGGTGCCTTCGACACCTCGCTGGGCGGCGACGGTAAGCCCCTTTGCGCTACCGACCACCCCACCCTGACTGGCGCTGACCTGCGCAATGAACTGTCTGTTTCGGCGGATCTCTCTGAGACCTCGCTGGAGCAGGCACTGATCGACATCGCTGCGTTCACCGACGAGCGCGGCCTGAAGATCGCTGTTCAGGGCCTCAAGCTCATCATCCCGAAGGAACTGATGTTCACCGCTGACCGCATCATGAAGTCCACGCTTCGTGTCGGCACCGCGGACAACGACATCAATGCCGTTCGCAACATGGGCATGGTTCCACAGGGCTACGTGGTCAACCACTTCCTGACCGATCCGGACGCTTGGTTCATCAAGACCGACGCCCCCAACGGCATGAAGGGCTTCACCCGTGTGGCGATCAAGACTGGTTTCGAGGGGGACTTCGACACCGGCAACGTCCGCTACAAGGCTCGTGAGCGCTACAGCTTCGGCTTCAGCGATCCTCGCGGTATCTTTGGTTCCCCCGGGGCCTAAGGTACATTTGCCTGGAAAAAGGGGCCGTTTGGCCCCTTTTTCTTTTGGTGTTCTTACTGTATATTGGGCTTATTCCGGGGTTATCCGGCGCTACTGACAGGTCCCGGCCTGACGACATGCAGACAGTAGCGTCTAGTTCGCATGTGAGGTCGTTATGGCTACTTCTACGTTTTCCGGCCCTATTCGGGCGGGCACTATTCCTGCCACCACTGGCACCACCGTTGGCACTAACGTCGCCAACGTGGGTTATGTCCTGATGGCGCAATCGGTCGTTCTTGACATCATCGGCGCTTCGGCCGCTGATCAAGTTGTGGCTACCATCCCCGCCGGATCGCAGATCGTTGACGTCATCCTGAACGTCACTGTGGTCAACAACGACACCGGCACCGCGACCGTTGTTGTTGGCACCTCTGCCGACCCAGACGCCTTTATCCCCAGCACCAGCGTCAAGGCGCTTGCTACTACTCGTGGCACGCTGGACATTGAGGCAACCAATGTCGGCGCTACCGACATCCAGGTGCTGGCGGACTTTACCGCTCAAAACGGTAACGGATCGACTGGCGCGGCTACCGTCACGGTGACCTACATCCAGAACCGCGGCCTCGTCTAACCTTCAATAATCGGAGGCTGCCGTGAGCGCCAGTAATATCCAGTCGGTCCAAAAGACGACTTCGGCTCAGGGGGTCAATGGCCGTTCCAGGTTGTTGGGGCTGTATTACACGCACACGGCCACCCCCGCCACGCTGTCCCTGCGTAACGGGACCGTGTCTGGCACGGTGCTTTTGGCGATGACGTCCCCTGCCGCTGCCGGATCCCAAGACCTGATCATTCCCGACGCTGGGATTTTGTTTGAGAACGGGATCTATATCCAGGTCAGTTCGGCCGATATCACCAGTATCACCCTGTTGTTTGAGGGTGGGGCGGCTGCGTAATGCCTGCCAAAAAAGGCATGGGCATCAAGACCTCGGTCAAGTCGGGTAACTTCCGGCCGACCAAGGCTGGTGCCGGCATGACGGAAAAAGGTGTAAAAGCCTATCGGCGTGCCAATCCCGGTAGTAAGTTAAAAACGGCAGTGACAGAAGCGGATCCGTCGCCGGCAAGGTCTAAGCGACGGGCCTCCTTTTGCGCGCGTTCTGAGGGCCAGATGAAGCAGTTTCCAGAGGCCGCCAAGGACCCGAATAGCAGGCTTCGTCAGGCCAGAAGGCGCTGGAGGTGCTAAGTCGTGGAAATGATGGTCTGGAACATCGTCCTAACAGCAATTGTAGGCATTATGGGATTTCTTTTGAAAGGCAAGTTTGATGAACTTGCTAGGCTTGGGATACTCTTGAACAAGACCAGAGAAGAAGTCGCCAGGGACCATGTTACGCGTAAAGAAGTGGACGACAGGTTTGACAAGTTCTTAAGTCACGTGGACCAGCGGTTTAACCGTTTGGAACTCAAACTGGACGAAATCCGAAAGGCAGGATGATATGGCGGGCAAAGGAATGGGTTGCGCGATGCGTGGTGGTGGTGCCGTTACTAGCGGTGCCAAGAACCGTGTGGTCTCTGAGACCAGCAAAAAGACCGGTCCCGTTATGATGAAGACTGGCGGCGCAGTCAACCAGCACAAGCGCATGGCGATGGGCAAGAAGGTTAAGGGCTATCGCAAGGGTGGGATGTGCGACTAAATGAGCACATCCGGTACTACCACGTTCGACTTGGCGATTGATGATCTAGTCGAGGAAGCGTTTGAACGATGCGGCATTCGTGCCCAGAGTGGCTATCAGCTTAACTCTGCGCGCCGGTCGATTAACCTGCTGTTCCTTGACTGGGCTAATCGTGGGCTGAATTTGTGGACTATCGAGCAGGCCACGTATCCCCTTGTTCAGGGGAATAACGAGATTACTCTGCCGACGGATACCGTCAATGTGCTTGAGGCGGTCATCCGCCAAAACAGCCAAGGCACCAATACCGACGTTTATATCGAGCGCATCAGCCGGGAAGACTGGTTGAATGTGCCGGATAAGTCGTCGCAAGCGCGTCCGGCTCAGTTTTATGTCCAACGGGCAAACCCCACTAAAGTGTTTTTCTATCCGGCCGCGGATCAGAGCTACACCTTCGTGTACTACCGGATTCGTCGCATTCAGGATGCCGGGGCGTACTCGAATACGGCGGACGTGAACTTCCGATTCTTGCCGTGTTTGGCTTCTGGTCTGGCCTATTACCTGTCGTTGAAGTTTGCCCCTGACAGGGCCGCGGCGCTCAAGGCGATTTACGAAGAAGACTTCCAGCGAGCGGCGTTGGAGGATCGCGATACTGCAAGTGTGCAGTTCGTGCCGGAGATGGGAGTGTGATGTGGCGTTTGCTGCCGGCAAGTACTCCTATGGTCTTTGCGACTACTGTGGACAACGGTACCGGTACAACACGCTCAAAAAGAATTGGAAAGGGTTCATGGTCTGTCCTGACGACTATGAGCCAAAAGAGCCGCAGCTTGAGCCCTTGCGTTACCGTGGGGATGCAATCGCTTTACGGGATCCTCGTCCGGATCGGATTGAACCCGTTTCGGTGTTTGTCGGTTCGCCAGGATTCAGTGCTTTCCAAAGCTACGGAAGCGTCAATAACTCGACTGACATGCGCCCCTACGAAGAAAACCAACCTGTGGTAGGTAGGGGTGTCGTTGGTTCCGTTTCGGTAGTCACATCATGACGTACGATGAGTTGGTCACCAGCATCCGGAACTACACCGAGGTGGACTCGAACGTATTCACCGCGTCGGTGATCAATACGTTCATCACGATGGCCGAGAACCAGATCCTTCGAGAGGTGGATTTGGATGTTTTCAAGCTAGAGGCTTCCGCCAATCTGACGCCATCAAACAAGTTTCTGACGGCCCCGACGGACATCCTGGCGCATAGGTATCTCATGATCACAGTCGACGGAGACCAGATCTTTCTGGATTTTCGCGATACGTCGTTCATGAAGGAGTACTGGGCAGACGGTTCCGCCACGGGCATTCCAAAGTATTACTCCGTTTGGGATCAGAACACGTTTTACATCGCCCCTACGCCTGCATCGGCGTATCCTGTGGAGCTTGGATACATTTACAGGCCGACGCAGTTGTCCTCTGCTAATCCGACGACATGGATCAGCACGAATGCCCCGGAAGCTCTTCTGTACGCATGCCTGATTCAGGCATACAGTTACACGAAGGGCCCGCTGGAGATGATTCAGTATTTCAGGCAGTCGTATAAAGAGGCGGTTCAGGGCCTGGGTGTCGAGCAGCAGGGCCGTCGTCGCCGCGATGAGTATAGGGACGGGATGCTTCGCATTCCGCTTAAGTCGGAGTCTCCTGGCCCATGATCTCTGTTGAATCCCCCATTCTGGTTGGCGCGGTACAAGTCGAGACCACGAATAATCGCGGCTGGACAGTGGAAGAGCTTGCCGAGCGTGCTGTAAACAAGATTGTGTATGTTGGGGATCAGTCGCATCCGGCTGTAAGGGAACAGGCTCGTGCATTCAAGCAGGGGGTGCGAGATGTTGTTCTGTTTTATTTGCAAGAAGCGGTTCAGCAGGATCGCTTGACGATTGCCAATCGCTTGAGGGATGCAGGGCACCAGGACCTGATCCGTCTGTTAGGAGAGTAAAAGTGGCGTTCACCGGCAACTTTATGTGTACTAGCTTCAAGGCCGAGATCCTTCGAGCTATTCACAACTTCAGCACCAGTGGGGGCAATACCTTCAAGCTGGCCCTGTATGACAATACCCCGTCATTCACGGCGGCCACGACGGCGTACACCTCGTCGGGGGAAGTGTCGGCATCGGGAACTTATGCGGCAGGCGGGGGCACGCTGACGAATGTCACTCCCACGACCTCTGGAACCACGGGGTATACGGATTTCGCCGACATTAGTTTTACGAGCGCCACGATCACTGCCTATGGGGCTATGATCTACAACGATACGGCGGCAGGGGACCCTGCGGTATGTATCTTGGATTTTGGTGGGGCAAAGACGTCAACCACTGGGACGTTCACCATTGTCTTTCCGACAGCGGATGCAACCAGTGCAATCATTCGTATTGTGTAAAGGACTAAACCATGGCTAATGCCATCTATCCAAAGTACAAGGAAACGATCCTTGGCGCGGCCACCAACACAAACCTGCTGACGGGCACGGTGAAGGTCGCGCTGGTCGATACGGGCGTGTACACCTACAGCGCGTCGGATCAGTTTCTGTCCTCTTTGACCGGCGTGGTCGGCACCGCGCAGACCATTGGCGCAACCAAGTCGGTCACCAACGGTGTCTTTGATGGTGGCGATGTCACCTACACCGCAGTGACGGGCAACACGGTTGAGGCGCTGGTCATCTATGTTGACACTGGGTCTGCTGCGACATCGCCTCTGGTGGCGTACATCGACACGGGCGTAACGGGCCTTCCTGTGACGCCGAATGGTGGCGACATCACGGTGACCTGGAACGCTTCCGGCATCTTTGCACTGTAAACGACAGCCAAAATGCAACTGACCAAGCAGCAATTCATAGACAGGTTCACAAACCCGGAGTTCATCGGGATTCTCACCGCCGCCAAAACGGACGTTGAGGTCGAGGCGTGGCTGTTCCGGTTCAACAACCTGACCGACACCATCGACACGCTCGACCCGCGAACCTTGAGCGGCCTTGAGTTGTTGGTCAGCAAAAATCTGCTGACGCAAGCGCGGTCGGACGAGGTCTCTGGCTACCGCTGGAACGGCTGGACTGTTGGACAGATGGTCAGCATCCTTCCGCCGTTTGACTCTGCGTACCCGGACACCTACCCGATTCAAGGATTCGATCCGGAACACAACGCGATCTTGGTCGCGGATGTTGGCTTTGATCCTATGTACGTGGAGGCCGTGTAATGGCGATTACGACCGTTGATGGACTGATCGCTGGCTGCAAGCCGATGCGATACATCGCCAAGAACAACGCAGGGTCTCTGGCTCAGGCGCGTCTGTTCAGCCCGTTTTACCTTGCTGGCATCCCCAGTGCTGCTGCTGCACCAACCCCCGGCATGTCTGGCGTGGCCTTGACCACCTACCCGGGCCAGATTCCATTTACGAACCCGCCCGCAGGACAGAACTCTTACGTTGCCCGATTCTCGATGGCATGCAGTGGCGCGTCAGGCGCAACAACACTGATCGACCGCCTCTGGCACAACAGTGGCATCAGCGTCACCACCTTCCCCGGTGCGCAAACCATCGACTCTGTTGCGTTTCCGGCAAGGGATCAAAACGGATCAACAGACGGAGCGGGCGTGCTGCTCGGTCTTGAAGTGTCTGGCGTAACAGGAACTGGCACCCCGACCGTCACGGTTACTTACACGAACAGCAATGGTGACACTGGAAGAACCGGGTCTGTTGTTGTCGCTAACAGCTCTAGTGTTGGCTCCTTCTGGTCTTTCCCGTTGGCGTCAGGAGACATTGGCGTTCGATCCGTACAGTCAATCGCTTTCAGCGCAACTTGGACAAGCGGAACAGTTCATCTCGTTGCTTACCGCCCAATCATGACTTTCTCTGTGACAGCCACCGCCGCGACCGGATTCGCTGACGCATTGACTGGCGGGTTGCCGCGCCTCTACGACAACTCAGTGTTGTCGTTCCTGTTCTTCCCCGGTCTCACGGCTTCAAGCTCCGGCTTCTTTGGCGGTCTCACCGTCGCGCAGGGATGAGCCGTGGCAATCACGACGCTTCAGGGGTTGGCTGACGGGATACTTCCGGGGAGGCCAATAGGTAAATTTAGTGTTCTCGGTGCTAGCGGAGTGCCGTTTGGATGCATGTTTGCCGGATCCGCAGGATTCCCGGTCGGTAGTATTAGCGGACTGTCCACCGCCCCAAACGGCGCGGTAATGACAAAAAACACGATTGGCGCTTTACTTTTCGTAAATCCGCTTAGTGGTAATACTTACCTTGCCGGGATAAAATGGCCGCATTCCGGTGCTTATGTTGGATTGACTGTCACACTGGTCGATTTTTTGTGGTCTTGGAAGATTGATAAGACCGTAATAACTCCGCAGACCGTTAATTCCGTGGCTTTCCCTCTTAGGGACATTAATGGCACCACAAACGGCGACGGCGTATTCATCGCCGTGTTTGTTCCGAGTTCCAATATGATTGGTAGTGGAGATGTCAATATTTCTTACACTAACCAAGACGGAGTGGCCTCAAAATCCGGCAGTATGTTTTGGAAAGTCACCAATCCCGGAGGCACTAGGCTAATGCCAATATATCTCGACTCTGGAGATACGGGGGTCAGGTCTGTTCAAACGCTAACTTTAACCTCCGCATATACCGGCATAGGTGATTTTTGGTTGGTCGCATAC